GACTTTCTAGCAGTCTGTCTTCATCCAGATCGTTGTCCCAATAGTGAGCAAGGCAAGCACTGTAACACTCCCACTCAGTAGAACAAGGATCAATGATCTTGTCTGCTTTCTTAGGACCAATACCATGTATGCCCGGTATGTTATCAACACGATCACCCATCAATGCCTGCTTGTACAACCAGCGCATAGCTTCAACAGGTTTAAATGCATTTAACTTTTTCTTGGTGTAGTCATACATAGGACAAGGAATCTGTTTGAAGTCTTTGTCCAATGAACAGATGATAGCCTTGTGATCTAGCTCAGTAGCCTTGATAGCAATAGCATCATCAGCTTCCATACCGTTAATAACCTGTGCGTTCCACTCAGATACCATAAAGTCACGGAGCAGTTTCTTGTGTACAGGTACGCGAGTGTTGTCACGGTTACCTTTGTAGGGTTGGGTAACGGCAACCTCGTCCCTGAAGTTACCCTTACCCGTTAAGTACACAATGCTGGATGCGTAGTGCTCAGACAAATCCATGACCATTTCTGACAGGTAGTTGTCTAGGGTTTGCGTTGCAACGTTTTCAGGTTCTTCGTCACAAGCAAACCCAACACGGTACACCAGCATGTCACCGTCGATTAGTATCACAGAGCTTCCATCTCTTCGACTTCTGGTGCGTACTCAATTAGGTTGGTGATCTCTAAACGCTTGAGCGTAGCACTGCGTCCCTTCTTCTTGAGGTACTCCCAATCGTAGTAGCCAATGAGACAACGTGCTTCAGTACCATTAGCAACAATGGATCCTGACTGTACGTCATCCTCATCACTTCTGGGTGTGCGTCCCTTGAGAAGCAACTCTGTACCGTCTGGTCTAAACGCACGGTACTTGTTGTTAGACTTGCATGTTATGAAATGTCCACGCTCATCTCCCTTGTTGTTGATAGTAATACCCATGTCTTCCAACGCAGTTACAGCAGCGTCTGAAAGATTACAAACGTCAACAGTAAACTTGTCAGCAAGCTCGTTCTTCTGAGTCAGCTTAGGCCAGAACAAAGTGCAGTTGACCATTACATTGGGTGCTTCATTAGACATATAGCATTTCTCCTGCTAGTTAAACTTACCCTAATATTATACCACATAAAATAGAATTGTACTAGTGGGTATCTGCCCAACTATTACCAACTCTATACTCTCCGTCCAAAGGACAGTTCAGTTGCAGGAGTTCACCTGCGAATATCATTGCGTTGACACAGGACTTACCAATAAAGTCTGCGTCTTCTGGGCGGCATTCTATCTGCCACTCATCGTGTACCTGTGCCACTAGCTTGAAGTCAACACGAGCCAGCATGTCATACAGTATGATGATTGCTTGCTTCATTACCACAGCACCAGCACCCTGTAGTAGCGTGTTCAACGCTGCATGTTGTGAACGTACTCGTATTCGTCTGCCATCAAGACCAGTAAGAAAACCAGACTCTGCATCCTTGGCTACCTGTTGTCGTAGCTTTGCCAGTGCCGGTGTGTTCTGCAGGAATCTCTCCTTGAGTTTACGTCCTGCGTTGCTGGTTGATCCTACTACGCTACCTATCTTGGCATCACCTGCGCCATACAGGAACGCGTATATAAATGTCTTAGCTTGATCGCGTGTATCTAACCCAGCAGCTTTCTGGTTGGCAGTGTGTATGTCACCTGTCAGTATCTCCTTGGTGTAGTTCTCATCGTTCATGTAGTGAGCCAGCATACGTAGCTCAAGACCACTGGCATCAGCACCAACAAGAACACGACCAGTAGGAACAGTGAACAGATCACGACACCGCTTGCCGTACTCAGCCCTTACCGCAGGTATCTGAGCCATGTTCGGATTGGAGTGTGCCATCCTACCGGTGACAGCGCCGATGTGTCTGACTCGTCCATGTATTCTGCCGTCCTCTCCAACTGCTTTAATCCACGAGTCAACATGCGATGCGCGTTTCTGGCAGAGAAGGTAACGGAGAATAATCTTTGCCTCGGGAATGTGAGTCTGCTTCTTGAGTGTACTCTCATCGACTTTAGGTTTTCCTGCGGGAGTGAGTTCCTTCCACACAGCGCCCTTACTAGCAAGCCGCTCTGCAATTTGTTGTCTACTACCGACGTTGAATACCGTAACTTTGTCCTTGAGTCTCTTCTGTGTTTTATCACTGATCCTCTCCTCTACTATGGGTGGGAACACACGTTGTAAATCATTCTCTATCCTGTTCATACGGGTAGTGAGTTCTTCATACAGTTCTATTGCACCTGCCTTGTCAAACTCAAAGCCGTTCTCTTCCTGATCCCTACAGATAAACGCAACGCTGTGCTCAAGGTCAACGCAGTGCTTAGTAAAACCAAACATCTGCATCTGTGCCATCAACGCATCGTGTAATCTGTGAGTGACATCCACATCTCTTTTACAGTACGCCACCATCTCTTCAGATAGTTCTTCCCAATCCTCATGTTCTCCTTTAGGAAATCCAAGCCTAGTTCCCCAAGCAGCGAGGCTGTGACCACCATCCAGATCGGGATGAAAGAGGCGAGAAAGAACCAACGTGTCCACAACTCTGTGCTGAGGAATACGTACACCCCATAGCCTGTACAAAACAGGAAGATCGTAGCCAATAATATTATGACCACAAACATGTCCACCTTTTGCCAGTTCATCGATCAAACTCCTTCTAGATAAGTGGGTCAAGTGCCCCTCGTTTGATCTCTTTGTAACTACACAGTGTATCTTGGTTGGATTCAAACCATCTGTCTCTATATCCAAAAAGAGAGTATTCGTAGTAGGCGAGATCACGCTGCTGTCTTTCTGAAAGTTCATGACCAATCGTCCTCCTCTCCATATTCTCCTCCTGCTCCATAATCCAACGACCCATCTTCGACATCTTTAATCTCCTCCAGATCACTAAGGGTAGCATAGTCCATGTTGCCCACTGCTATCAAGTCATCATCAGCAAGGAACCGACTACACTCGTTACACATATCAACGAACTCACCACTGTTGCTGAACTTCTTGGTTAGTTCATAGTCTGTCATTATCTTATCGCAAGCAACACACCTCATTCAAATACCTCTGATAGTCTCCCCGTGTCCTTGTTGTACATCAGCGATGTGGCTGGTCCTGTCATACCGCTGAACCTGTTCTTCAGTACACGCACGTTGGTGGTGTTACGTACCATAGGATCTTCTGCTTGTGCGTTACGTTCTAATCCTAACACAATGTCACTCAGTTGTGCAATAGCTGCACTGCCACGCAACTGACCAAGGCTGGTGTATGCACCGTCCTCATGTCCCTTGCCTTCAGGTCTACGCAGGTGTGACACGATGAACATGGACACACGCATCTCCTGACAGAACATACGTAGCTTAGTCATGATCTCGTCAATAGCCTTGCGCTCATCACCGTTGTCCTGATCTGATACCAGTATGGATATGTGATCAAGCACAATGTACTGCACACCTAGTACCTTGATCTGGTATCTGAACCGTGCCAGTACGTTCTCTATCTTGTTGGAACCAAACGTATCCCACAGTACCACACGATCATCAAGGTTGAGGCTGTCGAATACCCTGTCTACTTCTGATGGTGAGTAGTCACAGCCCGGTAGGTGTATCGGCTTGTTGATCTGTAGTCCCACCAGACCACGAGCAGTACGATCAGGTGTCTCTTCAAGGAACGCCAGCCCTACCCTGTCGTTGGTCTGACTGAGTATGGAGAAGACTAGCTCACGCATGAACGTAGACTTACCCAGACCAGAGCCAGCACAGATGGTGACTAGCTCAGTCGGTCTGATCCCAAACGTCATGTCATCTAGTCCCTTGTATGGGTAGCGTACTTCTGCTTCTTCCAATGGTTTCTTCAGCGATTCACGCAGAGAACCCAGCATCACCATACCATCAGGTGTGTACGTCTTCGCTGCCCACCACCGCTTAACAAAGTCTTCCTTGTCACCGTTGACTAGGTAATCAGATGCATCCTTGTGCTCACCATGATGGAAGATCCTAGCTTTACCACCAAAGATATCAGCACACTCTAGAGCAGCCGACCTGCCGTGATCGTCGTTGTCAAAACAGAATATGATGTGATCGTACTGGTCAAGGAAGTCATAGGCTCTGCGGCAGTCAGCAGCAGCACCTTGGGCACCATTACGAATAGACACAACAGGATACTTACCACCGAACATTTGATAGGATGCCAGCGCATCGAACTCTCCCTCCACTACGGTTATGTATTGACCACCAGTAGGGAACAGGTGCTGACCATACAACCCAGCCTTCTTCCAATCCCCACCAATCTTGAACTGCTTGTCAGGATACCTAGTCTTCACCGCCACTAACTCACCCTGCGGATCATGATAACCAAACAGAATGTTACCTGCTTTCTGCTGTGCAGAGTACGCAGACATGGTGGTAGCTGTCAGCCCCCTGTCCTGAAAGCCTCTGTATGGCTCTGTAAAGGCAGCTTTGTCGAACCCTGCCGCTGGTACTACTCGTTCCTTAATGTTGCTCACAGAGCCTCCTGTGGCTTCTGGTGAGGGGGTAAACTTAGCACAAGCAAAACAGTAGCTAGACCCATCCTCATTGTAGGACAACGCATCACTAGAACCACAGTCATCACATTGCTGGTGTAACTTTACGAATGTCATCAGTGTACTACCTCCTCATCACCGAACACGGAGTTGTATTGGGATAGCAACTCATCATCCGAAAGATCTTGTAGCTTATCAGATACTCTTCGCCTGTGAAAATAAACAAGCTCCATAAGTGAAACATGATAGAGATTATCCTCAACTAACTCTTCAATCATTTGTTCGCGTGTCATATGTAGTTCCTATGTATTAGTAATAGTAGTAATAGTATTAATAATAGTAATACTTAGTTATCTATATAGAGATTGTAGCACACTCAGCGCTGCTGTGACAACCTGTTTTCTCGGTCTTTTTTCGCATTAATCATACGTTCGTTCCACTCATCACTATCCCACGAGACAGTAGTGCATGGTTTTTCAAACACGACCACCTGACCATCATGGTATTTGTCAGGTCTAGTAAAAACTCTGTTAATTTTTTGTATATATTCTGGTGTTATGTCACACCAACTACACGCAATCAATTCCATTTGATACCCGTGCCTGTCATATATTTCAGAGTATCCAAACTCCATCGTCCCACTGTCACCATCAGTATACAAAACCTTAACAGTGTCATCGTCATACTTTTTAATCATGAACTTAGCACCAGACAGATACTCTGTAAACTTACACAGGTGTGCTAAGTCTCTGAATCCAAAGTCTTCTATAACCGATAGTCGTCTTTGCTCATCATTTTCCATGCTTGATTCTCCTGTAGTTTTCACCGTAATACTCCTCGACAGGTGCATCCAATAAGTCCTTGAACCTGTCCAACTTACCTGACCGCTTCAGTTTCCATAACGCTTTACGCTCAATGTTACGTACTGTTTCGCTTGACACACCCAACACCTCAGCGATCTGAGCGTACGTCATACCGTGTCTCATGTTAGAACCTCATCATCGATCTGTCTTTGAGCTTGACTAGCTTACCATTCTTACCACAGTACAAGTCAACAAACAACGCTGTCTTCATTGCCTTCTTACTTGTGAACACCATGTATTCAACACCGTTCTCTGGCTTGAAGTCACGCAGCCTCTTGACCATACGGTACACAGCAAGGCGTCCCGGTCTTAGCTCATCAACTGGTTTGATGTAATAACTCATAGCTCATATCCTCCGTATACTTCTTCGAGCCTGCGATACACACGCTCTGTCCACTCGTTAGCACTGTAATCAGAGATCACAATCATAGGCTCATGCTCTGATCCGTTGTTGTATATTAACGAGAAGAACCCACGATAGTTACCGTCCTTATCGTACACCTCTAGCTGATCCATATCAGTCTGCGATAAGTTCTTCAGGATGTTGAGGTTGTTGTTACATCCCTGCACAGACAGTTCTTCCCCGTCCCATACGGACACTCTGTTGTTGTCCTCAAGACAGATACGCACCAGATCCTGCAAGACAGGACGCTCTCCCGGTGCGGCATACTCAGGTAACGCTGTATCAAATTGAAC